AAACTATATTTAACACCTGATTTAATAGGAGACAATCAAGCAGATTTAGATGATGAAATTACTTTAAGTTTTGCAGGTTCAAATCGTGTTGCACAGATAGTTGATATTGATACAAAAAGAGGCGGACAAGTGTATCTGTTCATTATCTTGGTGCGATTCTAATGGCTACAAGACGTTTAGAAGATTTACCTAAAGATTTAGATACTCAAATTAGTGTAGATTTTAATGAACTGCTTCGCAAAGTTCATCTTGGTTTATCTAATAACCTAAAAAAAAGGCCAGACACAATGCCAATATGGACAGGTTTTTTTGCTTCTAGTTGGAAAGTACAAACATCAGCAGTCATTCCAAAAGATAAAGTAGAAAACTTTAGGCCCTGGTCGACTATTAAAAGAGAAAAATCAGAGGAGTTTTTTAAAAATTGGAGAGAAAAGAAAAGAGGTAAACAAAAAAGACCAAAAGCCTTTGTTGAGCAAAGGTTTCCTATTGGAGAGGGTAATAGAATATTTAACTATAAAAGACCTGTTTATATTGGAAATAGAGCAATATATTCTCTTTACGTTATAGAGTCTGGCAAAATTCAAAGTTATGTTCAAGGAAAAATGGCTAAATTAATAAAAGAAACAATGACAGATAAAGGTAAAATATATTTCGGAACACAAACTGGAACAGGTTTTGGATCTCAAAGAAGAGTAGTTGGAATAAAATTAACAGAAGGAACGGATATTAAAGAATTATGACTTTAGTAAATACAAGAGCAGCTTTTGAAAAAGCAGTGACAGACAAGGTTTCAGACCTTGATCCAACCATTTCGATGGTTTATGATAATGTTCATTTTACTACTCCTGGAAAAACTCAAAAATATGTTTTGATGACTTTAAATTTTACTCAATCAACTTTACAAAATCAGGGAGCAGCTTCAGATTATTACTCTGGAGTTATTCAATGCAATGTTTACGTTCCAAAATCAAAAGGCACTTCTGTTTTATCTGAAATATGTGAAACAGTTATTGATGGATTAACTTCAGTAAATGCTTCTGGCTATACAGATACTTTTAGTTGCAAGCCTAGAGTGTTAGATATTAATGGTCCAACTCCATTGGAAATAGAGGATAGAAGTCATTTCATTGGAGTAATATCTTGCCAATTTTCAGCAAACGCTTAGTATAATAGAATAGCAATCTAATAAATTTATGGAAGCGATTGAACTGCTCAAGAACAAATTTGGTGTAAGCCAAAGATATATGTACGAATTAAAAGAGGGAGATGTAACAGTTTTAGAAATTTACTGGAATCCATTAACTCTTGCAGAAAGAGAATCTATTGTTGCTTTAGCTGGAGATAATTCATCTGCTGATGACTTTGCTTTGACACTTATGATTACAAAAGCTCTTGATAAAGATGGTAAAAGATTATTTCAAGATGGTCATAAAGCATCATTAAGAAGAGAAGTAAATGCTTCGATTCTTCAGGAAATCCAACTGGCGATGTTAAATTCTGGGTCGGAATATAAAATGGAGGAAGCGAAAGCAGATTTAAAAAGCTAACAATAACTGGCATTTTATATTTTTTTTAGCTTCAGAATTAGGTCTTACTGTTAGAGAATTATGTGAACAAATGACTCAAGAAGAATTAGTAGGTTGGTCTGGATATTATGAATTAAAAAGAGAAGTAGAAGAAAAAACAATGCAAGAAGTAAAAACTAAATCACGGGCAAGAAAACGCTAAAAGCGGTACACTAAGATAAAGTTTTAATTTTGCTGTGGCCGATTACGGTGTAAATATAAAATTTAATATCGTAGGAGAGTCTGGTCTTGATAGAGCAAAAAAGAAAGCTCAAGAATTAGCAAAGAGTGTAGATAATATTCGTGGTATTGATATAGAAAACCCTAGAAATGTTGGAGGGAAAGGAGGGAAAAGATCTCGTAATCAGATAAAAAAATATAGACAAGATATGGATAATCTTGTCAAAAAGATTAATGAAACTGGAGAGGCTTTTGGTAAAACTCATAATGCACAAAACGCAACCGCAGAATCGTTACAAGAATATGTAAATGGAGTAAAAATAGGAACTCAAAGACATAAAGATGCTACTCAAGCCTTAAAAACACAAACTAAAAACTTAGACCTAAACAATAGTCAATACCTTCAAAATACTAAAGTTCAAAATCAAAACACAAAAGCAACCAAAGAAAACACAAAAGCCAAACAACAAAACGCTAAATATCAAAGAGGTAATATGGGCAATATTGCTAGTAGTGCAATTATTGGTGGTGCGTTTCCTTTATTATTTGGACAAACAGGTGCAGCAGCAGTTGGTGGTGCTGCTGGTGGTGCTTTAGGTGGAATAATAGGAGGTCAATTTGGTTTTGCGTTATCTATCGCAGGTACAGCGATTGGAACTTTTATAGATGAAACAGATAAATTAAATTCAGCGATTGGCAGTTTAGATCTTGCTTTTAAAAGTGCTGGAGATTCATCAGGATTTACAAGAAGTAAACTTGGTGAATTAAGGAGCACTTTAAGTTTAACTAAAGACGAAGCCCTTGCCGCAGCACAAGCTGTTAGTAGATTTGGAGAAGCAGGAGCTAGTGGTGTATTTATTTTTGGTAAGAATCCTAATACCTTGAAAAATCTAGCTGCGGTGGTAAACACTAAATCAGCTTTGGCAGCAATTTTAGATACCAGCAATAATTTAACTATTCAACAACAAATTCAATTATTACAACAAGGAAAAATATCAAGTTTTGCAGAATTTCAAGCAAAAGTAAATGAAGTAATAATTGAACAAAATTTCAAGAGAATGATGCAAGAAGCTGCACAAATAAAAAATGCAGACAGATTAAAGAAAATATTTTCAGAACTAGCTAGGGTTGGTTATTTTATTTCGACAATGGGTCAGTTTGATTTAAAAGATATGTTCCCTGACCTATTTATATCAGCATCAGATAAAGCAGCAGATCGTGTAGCAAAAGTTAGAGAAGAACTTGAAAAATTTAAAACTGATTTACCTGTTTTACAAGATCTAATGAAACAATTTAATCTTGAAATGGAAGGAATGAGCTACACCATCCCTGGTGCAATGGATAAGGCTTCAGCAGAACTTAGAAAATTAATGAGTGTAGGCTATATGGTTACAACTACAGCAGATACCATTGGAGATGCTTTTGGAGAATCATTTAAAGGAATAGTAAAAGGATCAATGACAGCACAAGACGCTTTAAGAAATCTATTCCAAAGAACAGCAGATGCGTTTTTAGATATGGCCGCACAGATGATCGCACAACAAATAAGGATGCAAATATTAGGAATTGGATTGAGGTTCTTTGGAGGAGGAATAGGTGGTGGCGAAACTGATGTTTTTGCAGGTTTTAATCGAGGTGCAACTGATCCAAATACACTTACGATGGCTAGTTTTGCTAATGGTGGTAGACCTCCTGTTGGCAGACCTTCATTAGTAGGAGAAAGAGGCCCAGAACTTTTTGTTCCTAATAGTGCAGGTACTATAGTTCCAAATCATGCTATGGGTGGCTCAACAAATATTGTGGTAAACGTAGATGCTTCTGAATCTGCTGTTGAAGGAGATGAAGAGGGAGGTAGACAACTTGGTCAGTTAATGGCATCTGCTATACAATCAGAATTAATTAAACAAAAAAGACCTGGAGGTTTACTTGCATAATGGCTACGTTTCCTTCAATAAAACCTATTTACGGACAACAAAAAAGATCTGCTCCAAATACTCGTACTGTAGTTTTTGCTGATGGCTTTGAACATCGTTTGTTATTTGGCCTCGCACAACACCAAAATCCTAAAGTTTTTAACTTAACTTTTAATGTTTCTGAAACAGAGGCAGATACTATAGAAACTTTTCTTGATGCTCGTGCAAACGATAGTGATAGTTTTGATTTTACACCGCCTGGAGAAACTGCTTCTTCAAAATTTGTTTGTGAAACTTGGTCAAAATCAATACCATATAACAATAGAGCTACAATACAAGCAACATTTAGAGAAGTGTTTGAACCATGAGTACTGCTCCTATTATTACTGATTTACAAAAAGTAAATCCCTCTGCAATTATTGAATTATTTAGTTTACAAACGGTAACTGCTATACACGGTTCTTCACAAATTTATAGGTTTCATAATGGCAGTAACTTAAATAACAGTGGAGATATTATTTGGGCTGGCAATCAATATTTAAAAATGCCGATAGAAGCTGAAGGTTTTGCTTTTCAAAAAGGGCAGTTACCTAGACCAACTTTAACTATTAGTAACGCTTTAGGCACAATTACAGCTATTTTATTAAATGTAAACCAAGTAACAACAGGTAATGACTTAACAGGAGCTACAGTTACAAGAATTAGGACTTTAGCACGTTATCTTGATGCTGTTAATTTTCCTGGCGGAACAAATCCATTAGGAACACCCGATCCTACAGCAGAATTTCCACAAGAAATATATAAAATAGATAGAAAAGCAGCAGAAAATAGAGAAGTTGTGCAGTTTGAACTTGCTGCTCCTACAGACCTTGCTGGAATAAGAATCCCAGGCAGACAATGCACTAGGTCTGAGTTCCCATCTATTGGTACGTTTATTGTATGAGTTGGAAATATAAAGCATTACTTCATGCCCAACGTGAAGATCCAAAAGAATCTTGCGGTTTATTATTGAATGTAAAAGGCAAAGAAAGATACTTTCCTTGTCGTAATTTATCTATGACAGATCATCAGTGTTTTATTATTGATCCAGAAGATTATATAAAAGCAGATAATACAGGTGATATTGTTGGTGTTGTTCATAGTCACCCAATAACACCTCCGATTGGTAGTCAGGCAGATCAAATTGGTTGTGAACAAAGTAAACTTCCGTGGCATATTGTCAATCCAAAAACAGAACAATGGGGATATTTAGAACCCTGTGGATATAAACCTCCATTATTAGGTAGACCGTGGGTTTGGGGTGTAACTGATTGTTGGAGTTTAGTTAGAGATTGGTATAAAGAAGAAAAAAATATTGAATTAAGAGATTGGGATAGACCTGCAACCCCAGAAGAATTTGCAAAAAGTCCTTTATTTGAAAATTGTGCATGGAGAACAGGTTTTAGAGAATTAAGACCTGAAGAGAAACTTGAGATTGGTGATGTTTTATTAATGAGTATTTTAGGAGATGGATTAAATCATGTAGCTATTTTCTTAGGAGATGATGTTTTACATCATTTAACCGATAGACTATCTTGTAGAGAACCATATTCACAGTGGTTATTAAAATGCACTGGCAAGAGGTATCGTTATGCTTCGTAAGGTAAAACTATATGGAGAGCTTGCAGAATTTGTAGGTCATAAAGAATTTGAAGTACAAGCAGATAGTGTTGCAAAAGTAGTTAGTTTTTTAATAAATAATTTTCCAAAGGTAGAAAAATATATGAACCCAAAATATTATCAAGTAAAAGTTGGTAATTATTCAATAGATAAAGATGAAATATATTTTCCAATAGGACAAGAAGATATACATATTGTTCCTGTAATATCTGGTGCTGGTAGAGGTATAGGAAAAGTATTGCTAGGTGCTGCTTTAATTGCAGGTGCATTTTTTATTCCTCAAGCGTTAGGAATGAAAGGATTATCGCTTGGAGCAAAAGGGTTTGGATTTGCAAAAGCAGGTTTTTTAGCAAAAAGTATGGTTTACTTGGGTGCTCACTTAGTTTTGTCAGGAGTTAGTGAAATGTTATTTCCCATGCCAAAACCAAAAGAGTTTAGAAGTGAAGAAGATCCTAGATTATCATTTAGTTTTTCTGGAGCACAAAATACTAGCCGTGCAGGAACTCCAGTTCCACTTGTTTACGGTACGATGATTACTGGTTCAGTAGTTATTAGTGGTGCGGTTGATACTCAGCAGGTACAAGCATGACAGACGTTCCAAAGAATATACAAGGTGCTGGCGGTGGTGGCGGTGGAGGTAATCCACCACCTCCCCCTGCTCCGACTAGAACTCCTGATACTTTACATAGTAGGCAGTTTGCTACTTTTCTTGATCTTATATCTGAAGGTGAGATAGAGGGATTTGAAACACCATCAAAAGAGGGTCGTACTAAAGGATCAACCCAATATAATACTGCTGCTTTTAAAGATGTATTTTTAAACGATACTCCTATTTTAAGATCACAAGCTAGTTCTATCGCACCACAAGATACTGATTTCAATTTTAAAGATGTAGGATTTAAAATACGTTTTGGAACGGCTAACCAAACGAAACTTCCAGGAATATTAAGTAGTTCTTCAATTCAAAGTGTAGGTGTAACAGTTCAACAAGGTAGTCCTGTAACGAGGCAAATAACAAATACAAATGTAGATGCTGTAAATGTGACGATTAGTTTTCCTCAAATGCAGGAAGCAAAAGAAAATGGAGATTTATTAGGTTCTTCTGTAACTTTACAAATACAGGTTCAATATAACGGAGGTGGTTTTAGCACTGTTATCACGGACACTATAACTGGTAGAACTGCTGATGCTTACCAAAGAGATTACAGGGTTAATTTAACAGGTTCATTTCCTGTTGATATAAGAGTAGTAAGAGTAACACCAAACAGTACAACTTCCAGTTTGATTAACTCTTTTAACTGGACAAGTTTTGGTGAAATTATAGATGATGCTTCTACTTACGCTAACAGTGCTTATACTTCTCTTCGATTGGACTCAATGCAGTTTCAATCAATTCCAACAAGAAAGTTTCGTATAAGAGGAATAAAAGTAAGAATACCAGGTGCTGGAGCAAACAACTCAGGTACACCAACTGTTGATGCTAATGGTCGCATAGTGTACCCAAACGGATATATTTTTAATGGAGTTATGGGTGCTGCTCAATGGTGTGCGTGTCCAGCGATGGTTTTACTTGATATTTTGACAGATACCAGATATGGGTTAGGTAATCATATTGGAGATAGTGCTGTAGATTTATTTTCATTTGTAACAGCCAGTAAATTTGCAAACACTTTGGTATCAGATGGATTTGGAGGACAGGAAGCTAGATTTAGTTGTAACGTAAATATTCAAGCTGCAAGCGAGGCTTTTGACATCATAAATGAACTGGCTGGAGTAATGCGTTGTATGCCTATATGGTCAGCAGGAACTTTATCTCTTGCTCAAGATAGTCCAAAAGACGCAAGTTATTTATTTACTCTGGCAAATGTCACACCAGAAGGTTTTAGTTATTCAGGTAGCAGTTTAAAAACTAGACACACAGTAGTTTCTGTGTCTTATTTTAATATGGACACTAGAGAAATAGATTTTGAAGTTGTAGAAGATGCTGCTGCAATAGCTAAATTTGGAGTAATTATAAAACAAGTAAAAGCATTTGCCTGTACATCGAGAGGACAGGCTGCTCGACTCGGTAGAGCAGTTCTTTTCACTGAGCAGAATGAAAGTGAACTTGTTACTTTTGCAACTTCTATAGATTCTGGTGTTGTTGTAAGACCTGGTGCTGTTATAGAAATAGCTGATCCTGTTCGTTCTGGTCTTAGAAGAGGAGGAAGAGTAAAATCTGCAACAACACAATCAATAACTGTAGATGATGATACTGTAACAAGTTTACCAACAACAAATAATCCTTCTATTAGCGTAATAATGCCTGATGGAACTGTAAGAGTAGCAACTGTATCTTCTATAGTAGGAAATGTAATTAATATTGTTGGATCATTACCTCAAGCTCCTAATGCTAATACTGTATGGCTTATACAAGATGATACAGTTAAGACTCAAAAATTTAGAGTAATAACAGTAGAAGAATCAGATGGTGTTAATTATGCAATTACAGCTTTATCTTATGTAAACGAAAAATATGCCTTCATCGAAGATGGATCTCGTTTACCTGATAGAACTATATCTGTTTTAAATCTTCCAAAAGCTGCTCCATCTGGTCTTGTTGCTCAAGAAAAATTAGTTGTTATTAATAACCAAGCTGTATCTAAATTAATTGTTAGTTGGCAACCTGTAACGGGAGTAACTCAATATCAAGTTAACTATAGATTTAATAATGGTAATTTTGTATCTACCACTGTTTCTAGTCCTGATTTTGAAATATTTAATACTTCTGTTGGAACTTATGAGATACAAGTATTTAGCTATAATACAGCCTTACAATTAAGTCCATCATCATCGAATTTAACTGTTAACACGGTTGGAAAAACTGCTGTTCCTGATAACGTGTCGGGCTTAACAATAGAACCTTTTTCAGAAAAATTAGTAAGATTAAGATGGAACGTATCTTCTGACCTTGATGTAACTCATGGTGGTTTTGTTTATGTAAGACACTCTACAAAGACAGATGGCACAGGTACTTTTGCTAACGCTGTTGACCTCATAGATGCTTTACCTGGAAACTCTACACAAGCAGTTGTTCCATTATTAGAAGGAGAATATATTTTAAAGTTTCAAGATGATGGTGGCAGATTTAGTACAGGAGAGACAAGTATAGTTATTGATTTACCTGATAATGTTTCTGCATTAGTAACTCAAACAAGAAGAGAAGATTTAGATAATCCTAAATTTCAAGGAACAAAAACTAATACCAATTTCGATGCTTCAGCAGCAGCACTTACATTAACTAATCCTGCTACTAACGCATCTGGCGAATATGCTTTTAATACTGTTCTTGATTTAGGCGGTGTATTTAGTCTTGATTTAAAACGTCATTTTCTTAGTGAAGGTTTTTATATTGGTACATTATTTGATTCTAGAACAGCTTTAATAGATACATGGACAGACTTTGACGGTGCAGAAGCTACTGCTGTAAACGCTAAATTACTTGTTGCCACTACTCAAGATGATCCTTCTGGATCGACTACATCATTTACTGCATTTCAAACTTTTGCAAATGGAACTTACAAAGGAAGAGGATTTAAATTTAAAACAGAATTAACAAGTGGAGATCCAGCACAAAATATACGCATAATTCAACTTGGCTATACAGCAACCTTACAAAGAAGAGTTGAACAAAGTAATACACTAACGGCCAATGGCTCAACAAATGTTACTTTTAACAATTCATTTTTTGTAGGAACTTCATCAATATTAGGAGCAAACAGTAATTTACCTTCTATTGGTATCACTGCCCAAAATCTAGACATAGGAGAATTTTTTCAATTATCAAATATAAGTGGTACAGGTTTTACTATTGTATTTAAGGATAATGGAGGTAATCCTATAAATGGTAAGCAATTTACCTATCAAGCTGTCGGATTTGGCAAAGGATAGTACAATGGAACAAACAATAGTTTTTAGATGACCAGAGTTGTAAGTACAGGTAAAGAATCTGGTAATAATTTTGAACCAGCTAATGGTACTGGTGCAGCAGTTCGTACTGCTTTAAAAGATATTTTTGGTGCGTTAAGAACACTTAATGCTGGTAGTGGTGATCCAAGTGGAGCAGCTAATGTTGCTGCATATCAACCTCATATAGACACTAATACAAATTTACTTAAAATATCAAATGCTAGTAATAATGGCTTTGTTACTTTAGGAAATATAAGTCAAACAAACTTTGGTCATGCTGATCTGACAGGTGCTACTTTTACTGGACCAATAATCAATAATTATACTTCAGCTTTAAGATTACCTGTTGGAACAACAGCCCAAAGACCAACTAGTCCTGCTGCTGGTGATATAAGATTCAACTCAACTACAACTGAAGCAGAAATTTATAATGGTAGTATATTTACAGCAGTTGCAGGAGGAGCAGGAGCAACTGGTGGTGGAAACGATCAGTGGGTATTTGAGAACGATCAAACAGTTACTCAAAACTATCAAATTACTGCTGGTAAACACGCACATTCTGTATCACCGACAATTAACAATTCGGTGACAATTACTATTCCCTCTGGAGCAATCCTTGTTATTCTATAGTTATGGCTTTAGTACTCAACGGCACAACTGGTATTTCTGGAGTTGATGGATCAACTTCCGCACCTCCTATATCTGGAACAGACAGTAATACAGGTATTTCTTTTGGTACTGATATTGTAAGACTTAATACTGCTGGTACAGAAAGAATGAAAATTGAAAGTACTGGTGCAATCAGATCAGGTACTTCAAGTGTTATACAAGCTGAAAAATTTACTTGGTTTAGACCAGAATCAGATGGCAATACTTTAGCTTATTTTCATCAAGGAGCTTCAGCTAATGTATCAGGTATAATAATGCGTCATGGCAGAGGACTTTCTGGTTTTTCTGGTAAAATGATTTCTTTTTGCAGAAATGATGGAAATGAAGTAGGCAGTATTGTGGTTGGAGCTAGTTCAACCGCCTTTAACACAAGTTCTGATTACAGGTTAAAAGAAAATGTAACAGCAATATCTGATGGTATTACAAGACTTAAAACCTTAAAACCTTATAGATTTAATTTTAAAGATGATACAACAAAGCCTGTTATAGATGGATTTTTTGCACATGAAGTTACAGCAGTACCAGAAGCTGTAACAGGAACTAAAGATGAAGTTGATTCAGACAATAATCCTATTTATCAATCAATAGATCAAAGTAAATTAGTTCCTTTACTTACTGCTGCACTACAAGAGGCAGTAGCTAAAATAGAAACATTAGAAACAAAGGTCGCTGTTTTGGAGGCTGCATAAATGGCAAAAATTAAGCTTAACGCTGCATCAGGCGGTGGGTCAGTAAGTATTCAAGCACCATCTTCATCAAGTAATGATAGAGTTTATACCTTGCCTGACTCAGCCCATATTTCAACTTTGGCTGGCATATTAGAATTTGATTCTTGGTATCATACTGTAAATTATACAGGTGGAACAGGTGTACTAAGTACTAATTTGGCAAGAAATAATTTTGCTGCTGCTGCAAGTCAAATCGGTGATGGTATGTCGCAATCTAGTGGTGTTTTTACATTTCCTAGAACTGGTAAATATTTAGTTATTTTTAATGGACAATTTGCACTTAATGGTTCAACTAATATTGTTGTATTAACTCAAGTGACCACAAATAATGGTGCATCATTCCAAAATCATGCAAGGGCATTAGATGGTAATAATGGTTCTGGTGAACGATCTGGTTCGGGTGCTTCTTTTGCATTTATAGATGTTACAGATACAAGTCAAGTAAAAGTAAGATTTAATATACAAGTTATAGGTGCTAACGATCAAATAAGTGGTAGTACAAGTTTTCAAACGACCACTTTTACTTTTATTCGTATTGGAGATACTTAATTATGTCTACAATTAAAGTTAACGCAATAGAATCAACATCAAGCGGTGGTGTTGCCGCAAAGATAGCTTCTATAAATGATGGTGCTTTAAGTAACAGGAATTTATTACACAACTCATCATATGAAATTTGGCAAAGAGGAACTGCTTTTTCTTCTGCTGCTACTGGCGGTAACAGATATACTGCTGACCGTTGGAGCGTACCAAGAAGAACAAGAGTAGCAAGAAGCACAGATGTTCCTGCTGGCTTTAAATACGCAATATTATTAGATAGAGAACAAACAGGAGGAACAGAACCTTTTACACTTTCGCAAGGTATTGAAGAAAGAGATATACAATTTACAGGAAACTATACTTTATCTTTTTATGCAAAAAGTTCTGATATAAGTACAGTTAATATTAATGTTCAAGATAGGACAACGGTTAGCGAAGGAGGTACAAATCATTCTTCAATAGTTACAAACCAATCAGTTTCTATAACATCATCTTGGGCTAGATATACACATACGTTCTCGCTCTCAAGTACTTCGTTGACAGGAACTTGTTTGAGAATTTCTATCGGTAATACCTCTGCAAGTCAACATGACGAGTTATTGCTTACAGGAATACAATTAGAAACTGGAAGTGTTGCAACTAATATAGAAAAAAGGTCATTCGGCCATGAGCTTTCTTTGTGTTATAGATATTTTTACAAAAACCTTCAATCACCTGTAGGATTATTTATAGCAGATGCAGCAGATGCAGGTAAAGCCTACGGTTTTGTAAGATTTCCTGTAACAATGAGGACAGCACCTACAGTTGTTTTGGCTGATAATAATGGTAATACTGATGGCAAGGTAACTCAACATGGAGCAGCACATAATCTTGCAGCAACAGCAAGTCAAATTCAAAAAGACGGATTTTGCAGAGTTATAAGATCAAGCGGAACTTTTAATACTCTTTCAGCAAGACCCATAGTGGCTGCTGTTACTTCAGCCGAGGCAGAACTTTAAGGAGGTTTTATGACTACTTATACTTACAAATTAATCAATGTTACAGACTCAATAACAGGTGAAACAAAAGAAGATGATGTTGTTATCAGACTACCTGATAATGCTGCTGTGCCAAAAGATAATGATAATAGTGATTATCAAGAGTATTTAGCTTGGGTAAAAGCTGGAAATACACCAGAGGCTGCTGAATAATGGCAATAACACCTGGAACATACAATATGACCGTTCAAAGGAGATCGGATCATAATATCCAGCTTGTTTTCAAAGATTCAAATAATGCTGCAATAGATTTAACAGGCTTTACTGTAGAAGCACAAGTTTGGGAAGAAACTCGTACTACTAAATATGCTGACTTTGGAGTTACCTATACAAATAGATCTACTGGAACGATTGATTTAGCATTAACAGACACACAAACTGCTACTTTTAGTCCTAATCTTTTAAAATATGATGTATTACTTACAGATACAAATGGTTTAAAAGAATATTATTTAGAAGGTAATATATTTATGAGCGAGGGTTACACTGCATGACTTCAGTAAACATCACCACTACAAAAAATACTGTTACAGTAAATGAAGGTGACAGTACTGTTGTTACTGTTGCCACTCAAGGTCCAATAGGACCGAAGGGTATAGACTTAGATGAAACAGCAAAAGTTGATGGCTCTGTTGTTTACTATGACTCAACTTCTGCTAAATTTAAAGCAGATGCAACTACTACCAAACTTACACTTGTCGATGGGGGCAACTTTTAAAAATGGCTAACACAATCAGAATAAAACGATCCACAGGGTCATCCGCACCAGGTAGTTTAGAAAATGCTGAATTAGCCTTTGCTGAAGGTAGTAAAAAGCTATTTGTCGGTATTGGAACGGGTGGTGCAGGAGGTTCTGCTACAACTATTGAACCTATTGGTGGTTCTGGTAGTTTTGCTGATCTGTTTACGAGTAGAACACAAAATACATTTTTAGCTGCACCTAATGGTAGTAATGGTGCTGCAACATTCAGAGCTATGGTAGCTGCTGATGTACCTTCGTTAGCTCATACAAAGATAAGTGACTTCGATGCAGGTGTAAGAACAAATAGATTAGATCAAATGGCTGCACCTACTGGTTCAGTTTCATTGAATAGTCAAACAATAACTAACGTAGCTGATCCTGTTAATGCTCAAGACGCAGCAACAAAAGGTTTTGTTGAGGCCACTTCACAGGGTCTTGATGTAAAAGATTCTTGTGTAGCAGCAACAACGGGAAACATTACAATATCTACCGCATTAAATAATGGAGACACAATAGATGGTGTTACTCTTTCAACTAATGATCGTGTTCTTGTTAAAGATCAATCTACTGCGAGTCAAAATGGTATTTACATTGTTGGATCGTCACCAGCCAGGGCAGATGATTTAGCTGCTGGTGCAGATGCAGCAGGAATGTTCACTTTCGTAGAACAGGGAACTGTAAATGCGGATAATGGCTTTGTCTGTACCAGTAATAAAGGATCAGCAGTTGTCGGAACAAATAATTTAACTTATGCTCAGTTTTCTGGTGCTGGTCAAATTACAGCAGGTGATGGTTTAGATAAATCTGGTAATACACTTTCTCTTGATTTAAAAGCTAATGGTGGACTTGTTATCGAATCTACAGAGTTAGCTATTGATCTTGCTGCCAGTTCTATAACAGGAACTTTACCTGTAAGTAAATTAACAAGTGTTACTTCTACTGCATCTGAATTGAACGTGTTGGATGGCATAACCTCGACCACCGCAGAATTGAATTTGATGGATGGTGGTACTTCAGCCACATCAACAACTTTAGCAGCAGCAGATAGATTTGTTTGTAATGATGCTGGAACAATGAAACAGGTTGCCCTGTCTGACCTTGTTACATTCCTTGAAAACGAAAGTGTATCAAGTTTCAATATAGATGGTGGTAGCTATTAAATCTTGTGGAGGTAATAGCTCATGGCAAATCAAATAAGATTAAAAAGAGCATCAGGTAGCGATCCTGGAGCAAGTGATCTAGTTTTAGGCGAACCAGCCGTTAGAACCGATACAGGCGAGATATTTCTTAAAAAAGATGATGGTTCTATAGC